GCTGCTTTCAATAGGGGCTTTTTTTTAGTTTCTAACCATATTTGCGTGTAGATAACCGAAGTTAGCGACATTTAGACGCATAATCGCCGATCTTGTAATCAACAGCACCACCAAGCTGGTAATGTCTAAATATTCCTTGCTGCTCTAAGCTAGTTTTGTGACTGTGGCAAGACTGACACAATGACTGGAATAGGTTGGTGTAGAACGCATCCTTGCCTATCTTGTTCCATGCAAACACATGGTCAACGTGTTCAGCCGGAGTGACTACACCAGTAACTAGACACGCTTGGCACATAGGCTGGGTAGATAGCTGCCTTTGTCTCTGTGTACGCCAGAACGGTGTGCGATAGATAGAATTGTATTCCTTTCGATCTTCGTTGTTCGTCTGTTGCACATCACGCCCACCATGTTCCAAGCAGAATTGGTTAAGCCTAGACTTCTCGTTCTTACAGCCTAGATGCTGGCACTTAGTGTAGGTAGGTAGGCTTGGCATTACTTCAGGAATCTCAGCTTGTACAGTGTGCTATCAACCAGCGCAACAATCTCATCTAGGATGTTCTGTAGCTCGGTGTCTTGCGGTAGCGATTGCCTAGCCACATAGATGTATCCGTTCAGGTTATCCAGATATTCGATTGGTGAGGTAGGCAAGGAATAGTTTTGAGGGTACTCAGAGATGATTTCGTAACGACCTTGGTATGCCTCTACCCATGCGTCAATTAAATCGTCCAAACCCTCGTAAAACGCTTTCAAAGCCATGTGTTCTGCATAAGATGTTCTTTGTAGGTGCAGGATGTGTGTGTTTGTCTGTGCGTGTAGCAACGTCAGTACAAATTCGCCGATTGATTTCATGTTAATTCCTTAATGAGTTGAATGTTTCGCCAGTTGTTTCAAGCGTAGCCTCTTTGCCTGTGAAGTCTTGCCAGCGTTTGATGATGACGTCGCAGTATTTGGGGTCGAGTTCCATCATGCGGCAGTCGCGATTGGTTTTTTCGCAGGCGATTAAGGTGCTGCCGCTTCCGCCAAATAGGTCGAGAACAATTGCGGCTTTGTGATTTCGGATTGCCCGCTCTGGTATTGCCACCGGCTTTTGTGTTGGGTGCATTTTATTTTGACCGTCTTTTTCCTCTTCCCAAATGCGATTTTCGGAAGTTGAACCGATGAAATTTAGGTTTGACCCTTTAGGCTTCCAAATGATGCAAGGTTCATGGTTTGGCTTGTAAGATGCCCCTAATGCACCGTATCCGCCCTTTTTCTTCCATATCAGTAACGCCACAATTGACCCGCCGACATTTTCTATCCCACGGTAAAGACCGAAAGGCACTGTGTCAGCGTAGAACATAAACACTGGTCCATCGCAGTATTGCGATGCAATCAAAACGGCATCTTCATACAGGTCCACGTCGTCATTCTTAATCATCTGACGAGCATTGCCCTTTAAGCCATGCCCCTTGTCTTGCAGTCCACCTGTGTAGCTGACGCCATAAGGCGGGTCAGTAAAAATCATGTCAGCTTTCCGCCCATCCATCAGCTTTTCAACCGCATCAACACTCGTACTATCCCCGCACATCAGCCTATGCCGACCAAGCATCCATACATCGCCTAGCTTGGTAACTGGCTCAACCGGCACTTCAGGCACTTCATCCTCATCCGTCAAACCAACGCTTTCCGGCTCAGGATTCAATGCTTTTAACTCATCATCACTAAAACCAATGATGCTGATGTCGTAATCCATCTCTTTAAGGTCGTTTAACTCAATTGCAAGCAATTGGTCATCCCAGCCAGCATTTAGGGCTAATTTATTGTCTGCAAGCACTAAAGCTTTCTTTTGCGCCTCAGACAAACCGTCCAATTGAATAGCAGGAACATTTTTCATTTTCAGCTTACGAGCAGCAGCTAATCGACCGTGACCAGCAATAATGCCTTTTTCACCGTCAATCAATATCGGGTTAGTCCAGCCAAATTCTTTAATTGAAGCGGCTATTTGTGAAACTTGCTCATCGCTATGCGTACGAGCGTTGTTTACATAAGGGATTAAATCTTCAATAGCCACCTGAATGATCTTAAGCATAAATGTCCTGTTTAATGATATGGTTTACCCTAAATATAAAACGATTGCATTGCGCTGTAAATGACTTATACTGACCGGACTCTCCTGTAGTTCAGTTTTCCCCGTTTCGTGCGGGGAGTTTTTTTTACTGTCTACAGGTTGTATGCCCAAGATACAGCTTACATCCGATATTAAAACTCAAACTCCTTGAGCTGGTATCTACCGTTCGTTCCCTTCCACCAGCCATGCACAATGACACGCCAACCTGAGCGTAGCATTTCAGGGAATGCCTCAGCCTCGCTAATCTTGTTTATCCGTGCTTTCATGTTGGACTTAGATGTCACCTGTACAGCAAGCGTCTGATTGTCGCCAATAGCAAGCAAGTCAATGCAACCAAATAAGTCGTGTTTACGCTTAGTAAACGCATTGTAAGACTCGACATTTGCAACTTTAAAGCCTTGGTCTTTGAGGTACTTAATCGACCGCTGTGATGGTGTCATTCTTAATTGCCTCCAGTATTTCCTCACGGCTAACGTTGCAATACATCGTCAAGTAAGCCAGCATCATTTCCTGTTGCTTGCGTGAGGGTCTTGCACTCTTAACCATCTTAACCGCACAACCAAGGCAACCCTTAGTAAAAACGTGTTGCGATGCACAATCAGGACATGGCTCAGTCATTTCTGCCCCTCGTAAATGCGTGTGTCTCTAAGGTCGTAAGTTAGGCAACGCTTGTCTGGTGCGTAGAAATAAGCCTGACGGTTGTACCAAAGCCCGATAAGCCCCTCAAACTCGCCATGTCGATGTTTGTCCACAGAAAGAATGCAATCTGGCTTTTCCTGCCATTCAGCGTGGTTAACAGGGTTACGCATCATTTCCTCTTTTTTCTTGTTTCGCCAGACGGTAATGACTTGGTCTACTTGGTCAACAATCGTGCCGCTTCCCCTTGCATCAAACTTCCCCGGCATATCGTTCTCGCTCTGACCTTTGCGGACATGGTGGACGATGTGAATGTGAATGTTGTGTTCACGAGACAAAGAGCAAATGCGGTCTACAAACATCTTTTGACCGTTGTAATCGTCCTCGTTTTTGACGCATTTCATCAAGTTATCAATGACAAAATGCTTTAGTCCGATATCTATAGCCGCACATTTAATTGCTGCGTAAATGTGTTCAGCTTGTACAGAGCCAAGATGGTCGTAAATCCAGATTTTCTCGTCCATCCACTCTAGCATTTGGTCGCTAAACTGTTCAGTAGGGTTGGCGTTCTGGGCAAGCTGTCTGAGCATCCGCAGATAAGTCTTAGCCGGTCGCATTTCAAAGCTGGCTATGCAGACACCTTCACCTTGTGCAGCAAAAGCCAAAGCAGCCTGTCCTAACACCTGAGATTTGCCATGACCGTTGATTCCTTGCCACAACGTTACCTCACCGCCTCGAAATCGAATCTGCTCATGTGTCTTTTGCCAAGGTAACATCGCCCCCGTAAGATTGTCGCCAGACTTAATCAGTTCGTTGATTTCATCCCGCCAAGCGTATGGACTTAATATCTTGGTCAACGGCTCAGATTCAATCATGTACCGTTCAAAATCGCTGTATACCAGTGTCTTCATGCCTTCTCTCCTGTTGGCAAATAAATAGCGGCTGGCTTGTATTTTTTGGCTACCTTCACGACCTTTTCAATCGATTCGTTATCGTCTCCAATGATGTGTACAGTCAGGTTGTATATACAACGTAGATCCAAAGTGCTGATAGTGTCGGTTTTGTAAATGTGTATTTCAGGCTTAAAACCGCTGAGTGTCAGTTGGTCGATGTCATACACGGCAGAATACGGTTCGGCAGTTGGTTCTAATCCCACGCATATCCAAACATTATCGACCTTGTAGCCAGCCTGTCTAGCCTGCATGATGGAAATTGTGCCTCTCATGTCAACCTCGACATCAAATCATCGTAACTATTGCTCACACCGCCAGCAATTTCATCTTCCCAATGTCGACCCTTTATCCACCGCTCTGGGTCTTTGCGATACTTTTCCTCAGTCACGGATGCGTAGGCTTTCGCCTGTCTGCAAATAAGGTCTACAGTGGCTTGGTCTGGCTTAATCTTGTTCCACTCACGAATGGTGTTTTGCTTGCCTGTTTTTTTAGCATAAGCATTCCAGAACACATCAAAACCTTCAGGTGTAACCTGATGACTTATATCTTTACTTCTCTTCTCTTCTCTTCTCTTATGCTGACTTGAGACTGACTTAGGTACGTCTTGAGTCTGACTTAAGTCTGACTTTTTTTCTGGTAAGTCATTGATTTCATTAGGTGGTGCTGGGAATCTGCTAGTCTGATAACGCAACCTTTGTTTGAATCTTGGGATAAAAACAAACCTTTCGTTGTCCACCATGTAAAGTCGAATTAAGTCTTGATTTTGAAGTTCATCAAGCATCCTTTCGATTTGGTTATGGTCAACAACCTGACCGGGAAAACAAGCCGTTCTGATGGTGAAATTCTTACCTGAAAACCGAGCCGTATCATCAGCGTTTAATATCAAATGGATATAAAGGAGCTTGGCATCATTACTAATTGCCCAATATCGCTCAGAGGTAAGAAGTTCATCCCTAATGATGCGGTCACTCATCATTAATCTCCTGAACGCTAAAAAAAACATCATCAGCATAAACAAGCAAATTATTCAAAATTTCTATAGCTTTTCTTACTTGATGCGGCGTAAGAATAATTGTTTGCTGTGGGTCAGGACAATCGTATTGTTGAATGTATATGCAACCAGCTTTAGAAACAAAAATATCCGTTTCGTATTCTTGCAAAAGTTTAAATTTACTCATAACAATCTCCATTGGTGCTAGCCTCTCACGGTGGCAATTCCGAAGTGGTCAGCACCCATTGCGGGTAAAAAGATGACGGTCTAGAGAGACCAGCCCAATAGAGACTGTTACTTCTAGACCACTTTATACGCCTGCCACAGCGTTGAAAGAATTGTATATCATGTCCGCTCAGCTTTCAAAGCCCCATTAGTTTTAACCTCTAACTCATACTGCCTAGCCATAGGTGGATGACTGCCCCAACGATAGATAACGTGCGCCCAGATGCCTAGTTCCGCAGCTAGTTTTTTCATGTCACCGTAGTACGCAATTGCTTCCTGTGTTGTCATTTAACACTCCAAGTGAAATATAAGTGTTGACAGCATAGTGACGGTATGTTGGAATGTCAATTCCATAACAGGAGATAAAACATGAATATCACACAATATTCGCCCGACTTTGTACCTACTGCTGGCTATGTTGTACAAGGTATGCCAAACGCTGCATACCACGCACATGACAGCATCAGCAAAAGTAGCCTAGATTCAATCCTGCGTAGTCCAGCGCATTTCAAATACCGCAGATTTGTAGAGCCAACACGAGCTATGGAAATTGGTACGGCTATTCATACTGCGCTACTAGAACCAGACCGCTTTATTACTGAATATGTGTTGCTAGAAAACGTCAAAGACCGCAGAGCAGCGGAATACAAGCAAGCTGTTGAAAAACACGGCACAGAGAAAGTGCTGACATCGCCAGAAGTTTTGACCGTTGCGGGAATGCAACAATCTGTCACATCGCACCCTGTAGCGTCATTGTGGCTACAAAAAAAAGGGTATAGAGAATTGTCTATTTTTGCCCAAGACCCTGTGACAGGCATCAACGTGCGTATTCGTCCAGATGCGTTGACAACTGATGGACATATCCTTGACCTTAAAAAGACGCAAGACGCTAGACCATCTGGATTTAGCCGTACGGTAGCAACGTACAGATATCACGTTCAGGCTGCGTTTTATTCCGATGTTTACCAGTGGGCTACTGGTCAAAAGGCACAATCATTCCGGTTTATAGTAGTTGAGGAAAGTTTGCCACACGCCTGTATGGTTTACAGGCTGGATGACTTTTCACTTGAGGAAGGTCGCCGAGTTTATCGTCAGGCATTAAACCTATATGCTGAATGTTTAGAATCCGACAAATGGGACGCTTACCCATGTAGCGATGATGAAATCATCAGCCTTCCGGATTGGCAGATTCGCCAAATTGAGAACGAACTAGAAGTTAACCTTGGAGAGTAATATGACGATTGAAAACCTACGGGATACCATTGTTCCTAAGTCCGACCAGCTAAACGCAGACGACTTAATTGCAGGGTCAATGACGATACACGTTACCAGTGTCACTCGAGGCACACCAGAACAGCCTGTAAGCATTCATTACGAAGGCGGTGAGGGTAGACCATACAAGCCATGCAAATCGATGCGTAGAGTGCTTATACACGCTTGGGGTGATGACGGACGCAAATGGGTCGGCAAGTCTATGACGCTATACGTTGACCAAGAGGTTAAATACGGTGGGGTAAAAGTAGGAGGCATTCGTATTAGCCACTTGTCAGACATTGACCGAACGCTGGATATTGCGTTGACAGCTACAAGAGGCAAACGTATGCCTTACCAAATCCAGCCGCTACAGGTTGCCATGTATCCAGCCGACAAGTTTGAAGCAGCATTACCCAAGATGCTGGCAGCAATTGAATTCGGCAAATCAACAGTAGAACAGATCATCGCATTTTGCGAGAAATCGGGACGGCTTACCGATGAACAAAAAGCCAAATTAACCATTAAGGAAACCAAATGATAACGCTATCAATCACCGGAAATCTTGGCCAAGACGCTCGTAAGGGCAACGCAGGAGGGTCAGCCGTCGTTAACTTTAGCGTCGGTGTTAAGTCTGGCTACGGAGCGCAAGAGAAGACCATCTGGGTTGACTGCTCGTTGTGGGGTAAACAAGCCGAAAGTAAGCTGGTGGATTACTTGGTCAAAGGTCAGCAAGTCGCCGTATCTGGAGAGATGGGTACAAGGGATCACAATGACAAGACATACATCACTTGCCGGGTGACTTCCATTGACCTAATCGGCAAGAAAGATGATGCGGCAAAAGCCCCCGCAATGGAAGCTAACAAGCCAGCGACGGGATTAGCAGATATGGAATCGGATGTTCCATTTTGATCTAAGGAGATAGAAATGCTTGACCTCAGGAAATTGACCAGATTGCTAGTAGCTGTTGAGGAATGGGTTGTAGATCGTGAGGTCTTGCATGAGGAAGATTACGGTTTCGGTAGACCAAGGGAAGAAATGGAGACTCACTTGCTGTTTCCCGAAATCGTCTATGACTTACGGACGATGATTAAAGAAGTGCAAAAAGAAATGCACCGAAAAGATGGTGCGTAAATACAACATTAGGGAAAGTCCCTAGATAATTATTAACCTTTAGTGTTGACGCTGAGATTAAATAAGCATAATCTGTAGTCTCAGTACACAGTCATTAGACAAAAGACCCTACCCTTTTGACCTAGGAAAAACGACATGACAACGATATACAAACAAGACACTAGCCACCCCAACTGGACAGGACGAGTTAGCCGTCAGTCTCGCATTCAAGGAGAATGGTCAGTTCAGCGTCAATTGGCAGAGGACATCCCATTTGTTGCATGGGCTGTCGGAATTGGTATGCTTGTCGCTCTTGTGTTGGCAGCTTTTGTATGAAGGAACAGAAGTATTGTTTTAGCTGCCAGCAATGGAAGCCGCTGGAATCCATGCACAAGGTCAAACGCAGCAACAATATATACCGCTGGATATGCCAAACGTGCATGGAACGCCGTTCAAAATCAATCTACGAATCAAAGGTTAAAAAATGATCGACTATGCAATTCACCGCATTATGATCGAACAACTTATGCGCCAGTCACAAAAGCAGCTACTTGTTCACAATTATGACGACGCATTGGAAACAACGTTGAAAATTATTAGTGAAGCCAAGCTGTATTACAACGCTGTCAAAGAGTTGAATAAACATGGAAAAGACTAACACCAGACCAACGTACGCAAAAGTCATCGTGTTGCTACAACGAGGCAATCTTTTGACCAAGCTGGATGCAATGAAGTCGCTAAGAATAGCTAACCGCACCGCTGCTTACACGTTGGCTCAAATCCACGCCGACCAACTGTGCTACATAGAATCTTGGAAACGTTCCGGCAACGTTTGGATTCCCTGCTACAAATGGGGTCAAGGTAAAGATGCCGTTAAGCCAGAAGCCCAAAAACGAAACCGTAGCGAAGAATACAAAAAACTGCGGCAGGAAACGTTAAAGCAACGGCTAATGGAAATGGCACAAAACCAGATATTTAACTTGATTGTGAGCCGAGCATGAGCCATTGGTTAATCGCTGCTACTGGCATTGCCTACGCTTGGATAGCTTGCGAACAGTTGTATAAAGGCAACACTTCTACGGCTATGGTTTGGGCTGGCTATGCGTTCAGCCAGATTGGACTGTGGAAACTGGCGAGTTAGGAGGAAGTAATGAGCATCGAAGCAATGAAGCTGGCGTTGGATGCGTTGGAAAACGTGCGGCAATACGACAGCGAAAACTTGTACGGTCTTGATGATGAAATCATCGCCCTACGCCAAGCGATTGAGCAGGCAGAGAAGCAAGAATATAGCAAACGACACAACTGCCCGCATTGCGAACGAGAGTTTGCTTGCAATCACCATGAATGGGTTGGACTGACTCAAGAGGACATCGACATAGCGTTTGATGACACACAAGGCGGGGGTTTTGATGACTTTGCACGTGCCATCGAAGCCAAGTTAAAGGAGAAGAACACATGACATTTGAACAACTGGAACAACTAATCATTCAATGGTCTAAGGATCGGCAAATCATCCCAAATGCCACGCCTGTTAGCCAGCTACTAAAAGCCGTTAGCGAAATGGGTGAGTTGGCAGACGCAGAAGGTAAGAAAGATGCTGGGTTGATGATTGACGCTATTGGAGACGTAATGGTGTGTCTCATCAATTATGCTGCACTGCGGAATATCAGCGTTGTGGATTGTTTGAACGTTGCCTATATGCAAATCAAAGACCGCAAAGGCACGTTAATGCCGGACGGTACTTTTATAAAGGGATAGCCATGAGCCTCGAAGCGATGAAGCTGGCACTGAAAGCATTGAATTACCACTTTGGTTTTGATGAACAGGCAGAACAGCCATTTGTTAACGAGGCTATTGTTGCGCTGCACAAGGCAATCAGGTTGTCAGAACAGCCGTTGCAAGACAATAAAATCCCATGCAGCACACATCCACACGCACCGCACGGTTTTAATCGTGATGCCAGCCATTCTATTGGTCGCTACGTTTGTGATTGTGAAGGCTGGACACCAGATGACATGGCGTATCGTCCGGGTGGTTTAAGCATGGATGAGGAATGATGACTTTAGCTTTTAAGCTAAAAATAGGTCTTTATTTAGGTCTTTTTTTAGGTATCCACTTAGCGATGATCTGGTTTGTCAACACATAAGGAGACGACAATGCAAAGGCATTACTGTTTAGCTGAACGCTGCTGGCTGGATTTTGAGGAAATCTGTAGCTGGTGCGAAATAACAGAAGAACAAGCAAAAGAAACCAGCGACGAGCAATTTCGGGCTATCATACAAAGGCTAAATGACGCAGCCAGACCGGAGATTAACGATGATTGAATACCAGATCACCATCAAACACTTGGAAGACGGGTCGTTTGCTTACGGGGTAAAAGGTTTGGACGGCTCAGAAAAAGACATCAGCATTTTGTTGTCTGACTTGCTAGACATTATTGAATCTATTGAGGCTGACGAGATTCAGGATATAACGATCCAGTAATCAGCCGTTACGTTTTTTAGCAGCCATCTCAGCTTCATACCCATCACGGCATTCTGAGTCACAAAAACGCCTTCCGGGTGGGGTAAATTCGGCACAGTAATAGCATTGACCGATGTCTGGCAATTGCTGGCGTTGACGAATGTTGTTAATCATTTGATCCCGGTACGCTGCCTCAAGATCACTAGCCCGATCAATCTCGTCACTCATTTAACAAATCCACCGCACACGGCATGATAAACGTCTAAGAATCTTACACCGCTTCTCAGCGTTTCGTAAGTATCCTTGACGCTAAAAGTTGGCAAGTCTCGTTCCAACTCACGACATATTGTTCTTGATGTCTCTGAGCCTTTTGTATGTCCGCAGCCGCTCAATAGGGTCAACGTTATCACCGTCAGCCCTACGAACACGGTCTGCCGCATCTTGGATGTCTCTTGCTGTCTCAATGTCTTTCTCCGTCTGGCGTTGTGCTTCCTGCATAGAACCACTCTTGCGCCCATAAAAATATACACCAATAATGCCTGCAATTGCCGCACCGATCGCGACAATCCAAACCTTAAATTTTAGCCAGATTGCCATTGTCCTGTCCTCAGTTGCTCTGCCATACGTTGCGCTCTAGCGGGTGTTTGCTTCGCCCAAAGGGACTTCAGCATATTGTCTGCCGCCGCTTTGTAATCGCCCGCCTCGATCAGCGTAAGCGTCTTGTTAAATTTTAACAACCCGTCCACGCCCATCTGAAACGCCATGTTCATTAAAACACCCTTTCGTGCATCGTCTAGCTTATCGAACAAGGGCAGACGGGTACGCAAGTCACGTAGCTTTCTGTCGATGTCGTTTTTTAACAAAAATTCAGCTTCTGCCTCACTAATTCCACCGCCACGGCGTTTGTCAATCAATCTACCATAACCAATAGTTAACATCCCGACAGTATCAGTATAGGCGTGCAAAACCAAACCCTCGTCTCTTTTAATTTGCTGAGTTATGCTGTCCAACAAAGACGATTGCGGTTTTTCTATTGGTTTCTGATACAATGAAACCTCAGTTGTCTCTGTATTAGGCTTAATCAAACTGGAGAATATTTTGGCTAAAAATCCTAAGCTCATAGACTTGTCCAATAAAAAATTTGGTAAATGGTTAGTGCTTCAACAGTCAGGCAATACAAAAGGTGGGGCGGCAATATGGAAAGCAATATGTGATTGTGGCAATATTGGTTATCCAATTGGTAGTGATTTAAGAGCAGGCAAGTCAATATCTTGCGGTTGTGAACAAAAAAAATTTGCCAAAGAACGTTTTACCACACACGGTCAAACAAAAACAAGGCTTTATAGAATTTGGAAAAATATACACACACGATGCACTAATAAAAATATTCCTTCAGCAAAGAACTATTCATTAAAAAACATTGATTTTTGCGATGAATGGAAATCATTTCAAACGTTTAAAACTTGGGCTGAACTAAATGGGTATAACGATAGTTTAAGCATAGATAGGATTGATAATAACAAAGGTTATAGTCCAGAGAATTGTCGATGGGCTACTGCGTTACAACAAAGCATAAATCGTGATTTTGTATTACGTTCACCATCTGGCGAACCTTGGAGTCAAATTGCAAAACAAAATGGAATAAAAGTCACTTTGTTTCATAGCAGGAAACATGAAGGATGGCCTTTGCATTTAGCCGCAACACTACCTAAAGGCTCACGATTAAAAGATCATTTGTAGCTCGTCAATCCAGCTTTGATTGCTTGATGACCCTTGCAATTGGGCTTGCGAGAACGCAGACGATTCCGATGACTCGGAAGATTTCTGGATCGATTCCGGCTCTGACCTCGGACGGAAGAGCTTGGACAACAGTTCCAATAGCATTTGGGTATAACTCCAAAAAGGTTAATATTGCGCCGCCAAGAATGGATAGGCGCACCGACCACCACTTAGTCCAGTCTTTAGCATTTTCTACTAGCTTCATACGGGTTTCCCCCTAAAGTAAGCCACATCTTTGTGGACAAAACAAAACTCAGGATATAGCAATTCGCCGTCTTTAATTGTCAGTACAACAAAGCCGCTACAATGATTCTTAGGGTTATCCTCTCCATACCCCATGTGATCCCCATCAACATCGCCTAACGTTCCGGTATCCACGCCAAAACGTGTGCCATTGTAATCGCTAAAAGTTGTTGCTTGCAGCCTATGTAAATGCCCTGTGACGATAGATACGCCGCCATGCAAAGCATTTAGATAAGTTGCGTGAACGCTAGTCCTGTAACGATGTTTGACCATAATGCTGTCGTTAATCATCAGCGACATACAATGCAGCCAGCAAGGGAAATGCTCTTTAAGGGTAAACCCTACTACGCCTTCGTACTCTGGAACAGATGTCACCAACTTAGATTCAAAACGCTGGTCGTGATTGCCAAGTGTCCAAATCAATTTGGCATTTTTAGCCGCTTTTTCTATCTCATGCAGCCTATCACGCACGGCTTCTAGTTCTTGCTTAACTGTTGGCGGTTTAGAACCCCAATGCTGTCTCGGATAGCGGCTAACAGTCGCACCGTCAAACACATCGCCATTCATAATGACCATCTCGGGTGAAAGCTGTTTGATGACCTTTACAAATGCCCTGTGTGCCGTGCTTGGCTCGTTATCCCAATAGTGGGCATCAGACGCTACGCAAATCACACCGTTTTCTATTTCTGCCGTTGCCCTAGAAATATAATCCTTAACGGCAACATAGACAGCTTTTGGTGAGTTAGAACCCAAGATAATGTTATGCCGCTTCATCACCCTCACACGCCTATCATGGACAGCCCTTTGACTGATATTTAAATGCTTGGCAACAGCAGCGGCAGATTTTAATTTGCGCCAAAGCGCAATAAACTCATCGTCTGGAACAGCGGCTTTCATACAACCCCTTATTTAACACGACCCAAGACGCTTATTTTTTTAATCATGCCTTTGGGAATCGCAATGACATTGGCGCAGTCCCCATCAAACCACGTCTGTGCCAACAGAATACCGTGTTTACGCTTCTCTAAAAGAAAGCCCGTACTATAAACGGGCTTGAAATCAACTTGGGGCGGCTCACCAAACAACCATCCTGCCGGAGCGTGACAAGCGTCTATCCATTCCACCAACACTAGCTTGGGGCTTTTCATGGAACACCTCAACCAGGATATTTTGACTTTACAGCGTTTTCAATAATGTACAACGCACGGCTTCCAGCGTGACCAGCGACACCAACAAGTGCAGCCGTTACTAAGCCAGAAAGTTCTGCGTGTTCGCATAGCCAGAATGTAATCACACCAGCGAACGCTGATGCGGCAATCTCGCCAGCGAACTCAAGAAAACTAAACGATACCGGATGACGCTTTTCAATCTTACGCATATAGCTAACAAAGCCTCCGAGCATCGCCAGTCCCGACACCCAAGCATAAGTGAATATTGAGTAGGATGTCGGGTCTTTTTCCATAGCAGCACCTAAGTTCATTTAAGTCAAATTTTACTATTATTTTGGAATATTAGGCCATACCACATTCCAAGGAAAGCCAGATTGCTCTGTTATATCCAACAATTCTTGCCTATATATGCGCCAATCCTCTTTTTGTTCATCTGTTAATGTTTCCCAGCGCATGGGGTTAATCGCATCAACCTCTGTCCGCAACAGATAAAGCCGATGTTCTCGAACCTGAGCCGCTTTGGTGTCGTTCTCCATCCACTGCGCTTGAGCGTACTGCTCTGCGGTCAGCGTGTTGACCACCCCTGGAACGCTGGTGTCGGCGTCATCGTCGCAAGTGCCGTAGAACAAGGGCGTATACGTCGGCCATTGAGTTTGGTTGCCAAATTCGACAATCAACCCTTTGACTTTCGGAAACGACGGTCCGGTTGACATAGGGGCTTCAGTGCAAGGGATGCCGCTTGCAGCATCGACGTGGGTTACGCAGATATACATGATGGTGCTCCTAATCTAACAAGTTTTGTGAACCGACCGTCAAACCAGCATCCTCGTTTGCTCAACTCGATGACCTGCACCCGTTCAAGTTGAAGCAACTCGTAAGTTGTCTTGTAGATCGGCAGGTGTTTATATTGAGCCACGACTGGTTAAAGGATTAAAGAATTAAACAGCTACTCGCCGGACGGCACGAACATATTCTGAATTGGCCCTACTGCCGTCGTCCTGGTAGCCGTTAATGAAGAGCTGCTTCCATGCGGACGCTGAACTGTAATCACTGGATGACCAGTAGGTGCCAGCCGCGAACGCTTCTGATCCGCCGGATTTAAAGGCCGTCACAGCGGTCTGTGCGGGGCTGCCAGAGGTATACGCAGCACCAGTTGGGCTGCTATTGCGGTTAATCCCCATTGTGTCGCCGGAAACATCATTGCCCTCTGGATAGGGGTAGCTTGACTTTGGCCGCGCAGCAGTACTATTTGATGTTGTATCCGGTTTCAAGTTGCGATAGCACAACTCCAACTCGTCACGGCTTGGCAGATACCAATCGGTATAGCCGCCAATGCTCAATCCCTCACAGAACTGCGCTGCTGGATAAGTGGATGAGTTCATGGACGAAGATGCGGCC